ATATAGTGCCCGCACCCCTTAGGGTAGGGGAGTATAGCAATTTTTGCAATGTATAAAGCAACATATACAATTTAGTATGTGGTATACTATATATAATCCAATAAGACGAAGGGAGTTTACAACTAATGAAACACGTTGAATTAAAATCACTTTAACCGATGACGACATTACTCTTGTTGGTGAGAACATGCAAGAGCTGACCGAGTACGATCTCATTGGCAGTATTAAAGTACTTGTCAGCCTCGCAAAGGTTATGTTTGGTTGGGAGAAAGGAGCTCAGGAAGATGGAAATGCGTAAATTCATCATTGAGATACACCCGGATGGTACGTTGACATGCTGCGAGTATGAGGACCCTAAAGAATCCATCCGGGCCGCAACTGATAGTGCGTGGCTGGCCGGTTATCGGCAAGCACTCAAGCATTGCGACGAGCAAGTAAAAACCCTTGAGGGTTTCAAAGGAACTTGCTTGTCAGCCGATCTCATGTATAAGGGTGCTGTCCTTGTGCGTGATGGAGCCACGGACATGTACTCCTTATATGACAAAAACTAAGTCGAAACGGCCTCCGGGCCGTCTATCGGGACCGCCCCACCCGGTATTGATAATGACAGGGCACAGAATGAAAGGAGTTATATTATGGATTTTCGTAACAAAAAGAGTGCAACCAGCAAGAGCAATGCCCGCAAGAGTGCCCGTAAAACTGCTATGACATTCGTTAAATTGAATGAAGTAGAGGGGGGGGGCTATAAGATTGAGGATGGGGCCATGTGGCTGAAGTCTGGCAAGTACGATGCACCGTCAGTGTCTATTAAGGTTGACCCCGAGGAGCTGCTGTCCGACTGGATGCGCAAGATCGTTTTGCGCAATGTTGTGCTGACCGTCGAGGAGAACGAACAGGGTTACTCCGAACTTATCATTTCTGGCCAGAGTGAGGCGGATGACGCCGGTGATCTGCCATTCTAAACGGTGGGCGGCCTATGGCCGCCCTTATTTTATAGGAGGCCCCATGAAAAGTAAAGATAACAGAGCATCCTTGCTGAACTGCGACGACTCCATGATATATCTTGCTTCTGCTATTGTATACAGTGGAGTCACGGACAAAGATGTTAAATTTTTCCGTTCCGAATGGGCGAAAATTATCTTTAATGGTCTTGGCATAGAAGCAGACCCCCTCGACTGGTATTATAAAATCATGGATAGAAAGGAGCGCGAGAAGCATGGCAGCAGGCGCAGCTAAAGCAAGTGCGACCCTTAGGTACAGCTCAGAGCTGTACACCCCCTATGCCTTGGAGTCGTGGCCTGATAATCAGATGCGCAAAGAATACACGCGACTGCGTGACATTGCGCAGAAACGTATTAAGCGCCTATCAAAAGACCCCATCAGTGGCACTAGCGACGTTTATAAGGAGTTTGCCGGTGGGTTCCCAACCCTGAAGGCAATGCGAGGAGACCGCAAAGCATTGGAGCAGGCCCTTGCGGATGTTGCGCGGTTTGTTCGTTCTAAAGGTTCCACCGTGGGCGGTGCGCGTGCAGAATTTGAACAGAAAATGAAAGTCGGTGGTATTGATATAGCCGACGTGCCCGACGATCAGTATACGGCCCTGTCTGAATGGTGGGAGATCGTGAAGGCGTCGGGCGTTTATTACTATCCGTCAGATCAGCCGGTCATGTACTGGCGCGAGAAAGGCGGCTACAACGTCAGTATTGACGATTTTGTAAAGTGGCAGCAAGGTGAGGTCAACTATGGCAAAGAGTGGGACTACAGCGAGGGCAGCAGTTCCGCCGACCTGCGCGGAGGTTTTGGCGGAGGCCTGTAATTATAACCCGGTTCCCTGGCTTATGGAGCATCTGGACAGAAAGCACACCAAAGGAAAGAAGCGCAAAACAAACAAGAAACGTTTGTACGTGAACGCCCCCTGTGCTTTTGATATTGAGACTTCCCGAGTATGTGTTGACGCGGACGACAACCCCCACACCATTATGTATATTTGGCAGTGTCAGCTCGGTTTGGATATTACCATTATCGGCAGAACATGGGATGAATGGTTGAATTTTACAAACACGATCAGCGATTACTTGCAAGCCAACAGCGGCCCACAAGGTGACTGGTTTCTGTGTATGTACGTTCACAATCTTGCCCATGAATTCCAATATCTGTCGGGTGTTCTGGATTTTGGCCCGGGTGATGTATTCGCCAGCAAGCCCCGAAGGGTCTTAAAATGCGACAACCGCGCTATTGAATACCGATGCAGTATGCGCCATAGCAATTTGTCTCTTGATGCTTGGGGCAAACAGCTGGGGGCACCTCATGCCAAATTAACAGGAGCGCTTGATTATTCAAAAGTTCGATACCCCTGGACTCCCTTAACGTCTACAGAATTAGCGTATTGTATCAATGATGTTCGGTGTATTGTGGAGTGCTTGTTAATTGAGATGAAGCGAGACGGCGACGACCTGTATACATTGCCGTTGACGCGCACTGGCTACGTCAGACGAATGGCACGGGAGGCCATGTACGAATGGGGCATTAAACGAGTCAAGCGTTTACTGCCGTCATGGGACCTTTACCAGATGCTGCGGGAGGCTTTCCGAGGTGGTGACACTCACGCCAACCGCTATTATGTGGGTTTGCACCTAGAAAACGTCGGTTCCGTGGATATGTCGAGTGCGTACCCCGCCGTACAATGTGAATGTTATTTTCCTATGACTCCATTTAAGCAGGAACCGGCCACCGTCGTGCGGCTGATGCAATGTATGCGGCACGGCAAGGCGTGTTTGATGCGCTTGCAAGTAAAAGGTTTGCGCCAGCGGTTCAAGTGGTGGGGGTTCCCCTATATCCCGCTTGCGAAAGTCCGGCACTGTGAAGGATACATTAACGACAATGGTCGTTTGCTGTCTGCTGAACATTTCGAGATCACCATAACAGATATAGATTTTAGAATCATTGCCAAAGAATATGATTGGGACGCCCTTAACGTTCTGGACCTCTGGACGTCCGATTATGGCAAACTGCCAAAGCCTTTGACGGATTGTGTAAAAGAGAGTTATACCGGCAAAACATCTCTTAAAGGTGTAGCCGGTCAAGATTTGTATTATGTCAAGGCAAAGGGCGATCTTAACAGCTATTACGGTATGACAGCACAGGACCCCTTGCAGCTGGACACACTTTTTGACGAGGATGACCCCGACAATCTTTGGAGCGAATGTACCGACGACCCAGAGGGCAGTTATAACGACCACTGCCCCCATTTGTTTCTGCCCTACCAATGGGGCGTATGGACAACAGCCCACACGCGCAAGCGCCTAAAAATAGCGCAATGGGCCGCAGGCAAGAATGGCGTGTACTGTGACACAGACAGCGTCAAATACATGGGCGATATTGATTTATCGGAGTTCAACAAAGCTGTGAAACAGCTTGCAAAAGACAACGGCGCGTGCGCTACAGACCCCAAAGGCAATACTCATTATATGGGCGTGTACGAGCAGGAGCGCAGCTATTCGGAGTTTATGACATGGGGAGCTAAAAAATATGCGACTACCTATAAAAAAGGTGGGCCCATTACTACCACCATAGCAGGAGTCAGCAAGCGTAAAGGCGGTTTGGAGCTGGCTCTGTGGGGTGGGTTCGAGGTGTTCAAGCCCGGGTTTACTTTTTGTTTGGCGGCAGGAAATCAGGTTATTTATAATGATCGTCCCAATGTGCCCGATTTTGTGGTTGACGGGCATACGGTACATATAACAAGAAACCTATGTATTTGTGATAATACCTACACTTTGGGAATAACCGACGAATATGCAAAGATATTAGGGTACAAGATTATGGAGGTTATCTGATGATTAAACTGTACACCGATGAAGGTTGGCCGAATTTTTCCGAAAAGGATGGCATTTTGTCAACAGGGGCGTCTATTATTTTTATATGGGGCGGACGTGGTACAGGCAAAACTTATGGAGCGCTAAAGCACGTCCACCAGACAGAGGAAGAATTTCTATATTTGCGCCGCACGCCGCAGCAAGCGGAACTAATTTGTGCGTCGCCCAGTATGTGGCCATGGTCTCCATTGAACGACGATTTGCAAACACATTATGCCCCGTTTAAAATACCTAAAATTGCCGGTCTCTATGAAGTGGGTAACGCGGGGGCCTACACTGATGCAGGGTCTCCCATAAAACCGGCCCAAATGGCCGGCGTCGTGGGGAGCGTCGTAACTTTGGCCCGCACCCGTGGTTTTTCAAGTCCCCATACCAATATAATTATTTTGGATGAATACCAGAAAGAGGAGTCCGACTACTATCGGCGCGGCGAGGGCGTGGGCCTTGCTAATATTTATGAGACAGTCAACCGCAACCGCGAACTGAAAGGACAAAAGCCCCTGACGCTGTTGTGTATGTCGAATGCTGTTGGCATGGCAAACCCCTATTATATGCAATGGGAAATTACAGATACGGTTGAGAAGATGATCGGCAAGAAAGAGCGCATCAAGCTGTTGGCCGATAAGGGAATTCTGTTAATTGATCTTGTAGACAGCCCTATCGCAAAGGAGAAAGCCAATACGGCCCTCTATAGGTCTATGAGCGGCACAGACTTTTATAGATCAGCTATCGAGAACCAGTACAGTGCAGAGGAAAAGAGTTTGGTGGTGTCCCGGCCCCTCCGGGAATACTACCCGCTTGTACAAATCGGGAGGTGCTGCATCTACGAGCACAAGAGCAAGCCACTATACTATGTGTGTCGTCACAAATCGGGCGAGATGCCTACCTACGGAACCGGTGACTATGAACGGAAACGATTTAGGGCCGCATATGGGTATATCTGGCCCGCGTACTTGCAGCGGCAACTTGAATTTGAGCGGTACTCGGATGAAATTTTCTTTCGTGAGTATTGCGGCACTTGACTTTTTTTTACACACTTGATATATTAAAGATAATCTCAGGTGCCCATAGGCAGCCCCCAGAAGGGGCGGGCGAGCGTTAGCCAGCGCATGAACCTGAGATTTATTTGTATCTGTATCTGTAAGGAGGTGCACAAAATGGATGCTAATACTGTGATTCAGGCTATTTCTAACGTGGGTTTCCCTATCGCGGCTTTTCTGCTGATGTGGTATCAGTGTAACACCGTTGTTAAGGAAAATACTGCGGCTATCACCGAAATGCGGCTAGCCCTGGACGAGATCAAGAAGGATAGCTGACTTATGGGGTGCTATATCATTTTCGCCCAGTCGATCACAAACGAACGCGCATTTCTGCTGGCTGATTTGTGCACTCGTTTGGACATTACTTATTATAGCGACTGGGCCAACGTCGCCCACACGCGGCAATGCTGCGCAGTGGGTCCCGTCACCAAAGGAGACAAAGACCAGGTCGTTGAATGCCTGGCGCATGACACATACGTTGTAATGGAGGCGACCAAAGTTGAAAATCAGTGAAAAAGCGGCCCTCGCTATGGCCGGATACACCAAAACAGAAATTGAAGCTATGGAGAGGCCCGCACCGCAGCCCGTCCCGCAGCCCGCTCCGCAGCCCGCACCGCAGCCCGTGCCGCAGCCCGTGCCGCAGCCCGCTCCGCAGTATGACGGCCTCGAGACCCTGTTGCAACAGATTTTGCAGGGCCAGCAGACCAGCACCCAGGCCATGCAGGCTATGACACAGACACTGCAGGCCAACGCGCTGGGCCTGGGCATCCAGCAGCAGCCTACGGCCAACGCCGACACAGTGACGGCCCGGATTATCGACCCCACCTATGGAAAGGAAGTGAAGTAATATGCCCCTTGGCATGGATTTTAAGGACATTGCCGCAATTCTGACCGAGATCAACAAACTGGCCACGGGCCAGGAACCGACGTCTCCCATCGTGGACACGTCCAGTTTCGTTTCTGTGGCGCAGGTCACGTTGCTGACCGGCCCCGACAACTACACCAAAGCGATCAGCCAGGTTCTGGGCCGTACTATCTTTGCTGTCCGCCCCTACGACGCACCCCTGAAGCGCTTGCAGGTCACGGGCGACGACTGGTCCAACCATGTGCGGAAGATCAATTTCTGCGACACTGACCCCGTCACCGACAAGGCGTGGGCGCTGGAGGACGGCAAGAGCGTGGACATGTACGAAGTCCACAAGCCCAAAGTCCTTCAGACAAACTACTATGGGCAGACCAATTACAGCCGCGTGTACACGCAGGCTGACACCCAGATGGAAGCGGCGTTCAAGGGCCCCGAGGAACTGGCGCAGTTCTGGTCCTCGTTCGTGCTGCATCTGTCGAACCAGATCGAGGCAGACCGGCGTAACCTTGCCAACAACCTGATGGCCAACCATCTGACCGGCATGACTGTGACTAGCCCGCACAGCGTCGTTTATCTGCTGGATGAGTACAACGCCCAGCAGGGCACCAGCCTGACGGTGCAGGACGTATACAAAGAAGCGAACTTCCCGGGGTTTGCTAAATATGCCTATGGTCGTATCAACGATATTTCCCGCCTGATGAAGGAACGTTCCATCAACTGGCACCAGAATTGGAAGATCGGCAGCACGACGTACAACATCATGCGGCACACTCCGTATGATCGTCAGCACCTCTACCTGTACAGCGGCACGCAGAGCCAGATCGACGCCCGCGTGATTCCCGAGGTGTTCCATGATAACATGCTGAAGTACCGCGACGCGGAGCAGGTCACGTTCTGGCAAAACATCGACAAGCGCGAGACCATCTCCGCAACTCCTGTTGTGACTACTGCCGCAGGTGTGGCATCCAAGAATGCCGCGGTGCTGCTGTCGAATGTGTTCGGATGTCTGCTGGACTGGGATGCCATCGGCTACACTCCGAAGCTGTCCCGCGTGATCCCGACCCCCATGAACGCCCGCGGCCTGTATACAAACTTCTGGTATCACTACGGATGGTCGTGGTACGATGACTTCACCGAGAACGCCGTTCTGTTCCTGATGACCGCCGGAGACGTCGCCGCGCCCAGCACGGGCAGAGCAGCCAGAGCCTCCACCCTGAAAACCACTACGCACAAGGACGCGGACCCCTCTAAGTCCTGACCAATACCGGCGGGCATTGCCCGCCGGTTATTTTATAGGAGGCGCGTTATGCAAGCGACATTTTTTCAGTTCACAAAGCGCACCAACAGCACAAAGCGGCCTAGCGGTGGGCAGGGGTTCGGAATTGACCTTAAAGCCCCTTGCAATATCATTAACCCCGAGATCAAGATTGCAACGCAGAGTAACCCCACCGGGTTCAATTATTGCTACCTTCCCACGTTCAGCCGGTATTACTGGGTGAAGAACTGGACATATTCGGACGGGCTCTGGAATGCGTCCCTGACCGTTGACACGCTGGCAAGCTACCGCGACCAGATCGGGTACTCTACCGAGTATGTGGTTAGGTCGTCGGCCAAGTACGACCCTAAAATAGTAGATAATTTGTATCCTACAAAAGCAACGATTACCACGAGAACCATCTATGCAAATTCTACGCCCTTCACGGATAACCCGGAAAGTGGCAGTCAAGGATTTTTTGTTGTGGCGGTCAATGCCCCCGGGTATGTGTCTTTTGGCGGTGCAATTTATCTTGCCATGAGCGGGACCACATTTCAAAAGCTGATGGCGGCTCTTTTGCAAAATACTGATTATTTGAATATCAGCGCAGACGAAATCAGCAGCAACTTGACTAAAGCGCTTTTCAATCCTATTCAGTACATTTCTAAAGCGTTTTGGATACCTTGCGGCAATACCGCTATCGGCACCCCCATCCATGAAATCCCCGTAGGGTGGTGGAAAATGCAAAATATCGGAAACGCTTATGTCATAGCGAATAATAATGACAAGCAGGTGTTTACGTTCAGCATTTCGACCCCCCATCATCCGCAGCACATTACAAGGGGCGTTTATACAGACGGCGCACCCTATTCCGAGTACACGTTATATTGTCCTCCCTTTGGGGAAATTAAATTAAACGCGAACTTGTTTGTACTGCAAAGTACATTGTATTGCCGCTTAACTGTTGACTACCGCACAGGTGACGCAATACTGGACTTGTCATTTAATAAAGATTTTAACACTATCTTTTTCTCCACGTCCGGTAACGTTTCGGTACCTGTACAGCTGGCGCAGATTGCAACCAATGTGAATGAATTGGCAAGCCTTGGCGGACTGATTCAAACCGCCGTCGGTGCTATTGCCGGTGGTATTGAATCCTTTTTTGGCGGGGGCGATATTACCAACGGCATTGCATCCGGCGCCCAGCAGATGACAGTTGCAAGTCAATCTAAAGGCGGAGGGGCAAGCGTTGCCAAATACGGCATCACTCCCTATTTAACAGGTGCGTTTTATGATCTTGCGGACGACAACAACGAACACCACGGACGACCCCTGTGTCAAAAGGTGCAACTGTTCAGTATCCCCGGGTTTATCATGGTAGACGACCCCGACATTGCGTTACCCGCAACAGCCGCCGAGATTGACAGTGTTAAAAATTATATGAAAAATGGATTCTTTTTAGAGTAGGAGGCGTAAACAATGGCAGTATACAAACAGTGTATTACGGACGTGTCGCCGATCAGAGTGACCGCCGGTTATCCTGCATACGCTGACGGCAGCCCCCACCGGGGCATTGACACAGTCCACGGCAATCATAAAGCCTATGCGCCCGAGGCCGGTGTCGTGGTTGTGGCCCAGCATTGGAACGGCAGCACCTCGGGCGATCAGTCTTGGGGCAATATGATCAAGGTACGGATGGCCGACGGCACGACATGGCGGGCCGCACACTTTGCCTCGCAGATTTGGAACGTGGGTGACACCATTTCCAAAGGGCAGTTCATCGGCACCCAGGGACAAACCGGCTATGTCACGGGCATTCACACACATTGGGAGTATGCCGATGCAGCCGGAAACCTGAGGGACCCGTCTAGCATTATCAAAATTCCAAATCAGGTCGGCACATGGGAAGTTGAGTGGGACTCGGGCGGGGGCCCTGACCCGGGTCCCGGGCCGGGACCGGGTCCCGACCCGGGTCCCGGCCCGTGGCCCACTGGCAAATTGCCGGTGTGGTTACTGTTTAAAATGACGAAGGGAGGTCGTCTGTTGTGAGTGCTCCCTATAGTTACGAGCAAATCAATGCTCATGTGTCGCCGGTGACTCCATCCGTGATGCACACCAAGGGAAACAGCTTGTCCTATTATTTCCGTAAATACCTGTTTCTTGAGGCCGTGTCTATGGTACGGTGGACATTACCCGACACCTGGCCCAGCAACCGCCTACAGTATCTAGTGTTTGGTTCCGGCGGTGTTACGGTGTTTAATACTGACCGTTACGGCCTAGTCTATGACCGAATGGGACTGACCGGCATTAACATCTTTTACAATCCGACGCACTCCATCATTGCTAACCCTTTTATTAAGGGGTCCCCGTATTTGCAAATCGGAAAACAATGCGAGATCATCAATCTGCAGCCCGATTACCGCGGCATGGTGGATATTGTGGCATATTACGGGGACATGATGGCCCTTGCCGCCCAGACCATCCAGAGCAATTTAATCAATAGCCGCCTCGCCTACGTGTTTGCGGCAGGCAACAAAGCGGGCGCGGAATCTTTCAAAAAGATGTTTGACGCAATTATGCAGGGCGACCCCGCAGTTTTTGTTGATTCATCTTTGCTCAAAGCGCCCAAGAATGGGGCATCCGGGCAAGCCCCGTGGATGTATTTTGCAACTGACCTCAAAGGAAACTTCATCACCAACGAACTGCTAACCGCTCTTAAAACCATTAAAGCGCTGTTTGACACGGAAGTGGGCATTCCGAACACCAATACCAGCAAGAAAGAAAGAATGCTGACCGACGAAGTCAATTCAAACAACATCGAGACAGCCGCCAAGGCGTCGCTCTGGCTTGACAGCTTGCAACGCGGTTGCGAACGGGTCCACAAACTGTTTGGAATTGACAAGTCTACTTTATGGGTCGATCGGCGTTTTCCGCCCGATACTAATACACAGGAGGTGAACAACGATGCACGCGACCTTAAGTTTTAACGGGTTGCTGACGGGATACCCGGAGCTGTTCGATGACTTGAAAGTCCCCGACAGTGTATCTAAAGAGACTGTCTGCAATCAATTACTGTTTGATACGCTGGAATTAGAAGTGCTGTACGCTGACGGCCCCACAATGCGCCGGGCGCTGGGCGTCTATTCTGAAACCATGCTTCCGAGCTGGACCCGGTACGCGGCAGCCCTGGGCCTTGAATACGACGCACTGGCGTCCGATGACCGAACCAGAACCACCGACCATGCAGGAACCAGCGGCGGCACAATCAACCGCACAAACGGCGTGAAGGGGACGACTACCCGAGCGCCTAACCTGACCACCACCGGCCAGAATAACGGCAGTGACAGCACCACACGGTACGTTACGGGGTTCGACAGCGAGACATTGCAAACCGCGGAAAGGAGCACGACGGCCCTCGGTACTGGGAACACCATTACCAGCCGCGGCACGGACACGACAACCACCGATCAGACAACCACCGATAACAATACCTCGGAGTTGCACAACGGCTACAAAGATACCGTGACCGAGAAGGGCCGGGCAGGACGAGACCCGCAAGACCTCATTGCAAAAGAACTGTCTCTTGCAATGGAGAACGCCGTTCATAAAATCGTTACGGACATCCGGGCAAACTTTTGTTTGCTGGTATATTAAGGAGATGCAATAAAATGGGTATCATCAATCCTATTCACAAAGCACCCTACACCAATTTCCATGACCTCAATCTGGATTGGATTATGGAGACGCTGAACGAGTTTAATACCAAACTGACAAATTTTGTCAGCTTGGCCACGATCAAGTACGCGGACCCCATCCAGTGGGACATCACCAGCCAGTACGAAGCAAACACCGTGGTTGTGGACAGCAACGGCAACGCATATTTGTCTGTGCAGCCGGTGCCGTCCGGTGTTTCTCTGGATCGTGTCGAGTTCTGGACAAAAATTGGCAATTTCGATGAGCTTTGGGCCGATGTAAAACGGGCCATTACTCCCAACGATGAGGGCCACAGCCCCACCGCGACAGCTGCAAGAGCGGTCAACGATCTTGTGTGGGTCAACGGGGCGCTGGTGCGCGTCACCAGGGCAATGATCGCCGGTGACGCCTATGTACCTGGCTCTAACTGCGTGAGCAGTTCCACAAATGAAGTTTTGCACTACCTTATCACGGCATTCAATGGGGGCCTGAGCGCCGAGCAGACGGCCCGGCAGGAGGCAGATACCCAGCTTCAGACGGCTATTAGGGCAGAGACGACGGCCCGGGAGAACGCCGACAACCAGCTTCAGACGGCTATTGGGGCAGAGACAACGGCCAGAGAAAACGCCGACACGCAGCTTCAGACGGCTATTGGGGCAGAGACAACGGCCAGAAAAAACGCCGACACGCAGCTTCAGACGGCTATTGGGGCAGAGACAACGGCCAGAGAGCAGGCCATCAACGATCTGAAAAAATCAACTGTTAATTTGGAGGTGTTCACCACCCCGGAAATGTACGGCGCAAAGGGTGATGGCTCTACGGATGATACGGCAGCAGTTCAGGCCGCTTTTAATGCTGCCACCGCCAATAAGCCCATCATCCTGACGGGGCAGTATTATTGTACTGACACTATCACCGTTAAGAGGGACACAACCGTTATCGGTGCAGCCTCCCGACCCCGTGCCGTGCTGATTCCTTATTTCATTTTCAACAATGCCGTCAACCCCGCGTTTTCTATTGTTGGTACGCAGGACAGCAACGTAGACTATGGCGGTACCCTTGAAAATGTCACTTTTAAGGGCGTAACTGTTGGCCTAAAGAATCCCGCAACAGCCGCTAGCGTTGCATTTAAAGTGCAGTGGGCGCGGTTCTTTACTCTAGAAGATTGTAGCGTACACGGGTTCACCACCGCAGTAGATTTTGCCAACAACAACGGCATGTTGATCAAAAATTTCGAGTACAGCACAAACGGTTCCGTTAATGTCACTGTATTTAACAAGTTTAACAATGGCGGCAATACGGGCCTGAAATTGCAGCACATCGTTATCAACAATTTCTCGGAAGGAATCTCTAAGGCGGTTGTCCTGTCCGATACTACTGCAAACGGTCAGGCCGGTGATAGATGGTTTGAGGACTGGTTGTGCGTCGGGCCGTGGAATAACGTAATTTACTACACGCACGGAACAGGCTTTAGCCGTCACGTTTATATCAACCGCATTTTTGCCGATCACCTGATTGACAATCTCGTCTATTTGGTGGGTTCTGGCGCCAATGAGGACGCCCAAATTACCGACATTGGGTGCGTAGGAGCTGGGGCCACATACCGGTGTATTCTCGTAACAGGCTATTGCCGGTTGACGATTAACGGTATTGCCGGGTCGTCTGCCACGAGTACATACGACTTTATATCGCTTAACAATGCAACCGACGTTGTACTGACTAACGCGATACTTGACGGGCCCTCCACGTATTTCATCGCGGTTACAGGTGGTGCGCGTATTGCCGTGTGCAATACCCGCAACACGCAGACAGGAAGTATCAATGTGGCCGGGGATGCTTCCTATTGCCAGTGGTGCAACGTGTCTACCATAGGCAATAACAATCTGCTGGTCAACACGGGCAGCAACAACCAGGCAACCAACGTGAACCCGGCCAGCAGCAACTAAACATTCTGCATTATGTGCCCACTCCCCTACCCTAAGGGGTGCGGGCACTATATTTTGTGTCTATTGACATTTTGCACAAAGTTTGTGACGTTGGGGAAGAAAATTTTGTGCAATCTGCTATTACGTG